TCAGACCAGCCGCAGGGCAGAAACCGCCCCGGCACCGTAGCGGGCCGAGACCTGCGCCACCTCAACCCGGTCGCCGGGTGAAACTGCATCCGCCACCTGCGCCGCTGGCGGATAGCTCCAGACCGGACGGTCCAGCAGCTCCTCGCGCAGCACCTCACCGCCGCGCAGCACCCGCAGGCGGTAGCGCTCCAGATCCTCGCCCAAGGGGATCTCCGCCAGATCCCAGCGATCACCATCAATGCGGCTGCGGCGGATCCAGTTCAGCCCGACCGCACCAGAGCCCAGCGCGCCTTGCTGGCGCAGATGTACCGGCGCATAAGGCCTCAGCCCCTCACCCGCGAAGGCTGCCTCCAGATGCAGATAACTCGGGTCATCATAGGACCGCCGGGCGGTGCCAATGCGGTAATGGCGGTTCAGCCCCCGTTGGTTGGCGGCCAGCGCAATCTGCTGTGGTGTGCCATCCAGCGCCACCACATAGGACCCTTTGGGCCAGGACACCGGCATCCGCGCATCGCTGCCCTGCTGACCGCGCAGCCGGTCGCGCAGCAGGTAGCGCCCCGGCGCAATCAGCTCCGCCTCGGCAAATTGCATCAGTTCCCAATTGCCGGGGGTGCCATCCCCGATCGCCACCAGATTGGCGCCATTCAGCACCGCCATCCGGTCGCGGCTCTGGAACTGGCCGGAGATCATATCGACCTCCAGATCTGCCCCCCGCTCCCAACGGCCCAGCGCGCCCGCAGACAGTGCGGTATTGGTGATGGCAATGGTAGAGGCCGCGGCCAGAACCTCCTCCAGCAGGTAGTCGGCATCGCTTTGCGCAGCGTAAAGCGCCACAGACCCCGGCCAGGGCTGCGCCGTGACGGCCAGATGCGGCGCATGGGGCACCTCATCGCCGCTGATCAGCGGCAAGTCCATGAACAGCGGCAGCACCGGCACTGGCGCTGCAAAAGCGGTAACACCGGGCAATTCCTCCGGCACCGGCGCGGGCTGGTAGTTCTCCGGCTCGATCCGCACCGCCTCGATCAGCTGCGCCGCGCCCTGTTCGACCCGGTCAATCCGGTAACGCGCCTGCGCACCACTGTCCGCGCCGGGTTCGGCAACCGCCCCCGCAAGCGGCAGGCGGATCACATCCCCCGCGCCCAGCGCCATGGCGGAGGGCGGCAGTTCCAGCCGCAGGGTATCGCGGGCCATGCGCGCCTCGCTCAGCCAGCGGTCCACCACCTGCCGCCCTTCGGCGCGGGTGAGGGCCATTGGCAGTTCGTTGTCGCTCACGGCATGGGTGGCCTCATCGGGCAGGATCGCCTCCTCGCCGCGCAGATCATGGCGCCCGCCCCATTCGACAAAGCGCAACCGCATACGGCCAGCCAGCTCCGCCTCTGGAGCGCGGGTCTGTTCGATGACCCCGTCCAGCTCCTGACCTTCGACCAGATGCGCCAGATCCAGCGTGGCATCCTGTCGGCCGTTGCGCAGGCGGAACCGCAACACCCCGTCGCGTTCGATGGCATCGACACCATGGCGCAACAGCAGCGGTTGCAGGGCGGCGCGGGCCTCGCCGACATCGCTGATTGCATAGCCCCGCACCAGCGCAGGCAGGTCACTCACATCAATCGCCCTCACACCTGAGGCCGCACAGATCTCCTCCAGCACCGAGGCCAGCGTGCGCTGCCCCACCCGCCCATTCAGCCAATGCCCCCGCAGGTAATTCTCGCCGTCGCTCCAGACCTCCACCGCATTGGGAAAGGTTGGAAAGGGCCGCGCATCCCAGGCCCAGACATAGGCGTTGGACATGTCCAGCATCGGCTTGCCATAGACCTCTGAGACCGGGTTGTTCCCCGCCTCCCCCCAATAGCCCAGAAGGGCACGCAGATAGGCCAGTTGCATCATGTCATCTCGCTGCCCGTCAGAGAATTTCGGCAGCTTTGATTCCGAGCTTTTGGGGTCCAGAAACTTGTTGGGCTGATTGGTCCCCTTGTCGATGGCCGCACAGCCCAGTTCGGTGAACCAGATCGGCTTGCTCTCAGGCTCCCAGGCGGTGGGCAGTGCGGCACGTTCCCCGTTGATCCGGTCGTGATGCGGTTTCGACCACCAGTTGCGAATATCCTTGTAGCGCCAGATCCACGGCTCATCATAAGCCCCATCGGTGATTGGCGTGCGGATCTGGGCTGCCTCCGCCTCGGGTGAGTGGTAATACCAGTCATAGCCCTCGCCGCCTTCGACATTGGCCCGCAGATAGCTGAGGTCATAGATATTGGGCGTGCCCGCTTTGGCGTCCAGATGATCCTCCCCCTCGCGCCAGTCGGACAGCGGCATGTAGTTGTCGATGCCGATAAAGTCGATCTCCTCATCCGCCCACAGCGGATCAAGGTGGAAATAGCGATCCCCCTCCGGGCTTTGATAGCCCCAGTATTCCGACCAATCGGCGGCATAGCCGATCTTGGTGTCTGGCCCAAGGATCTGGCGCACCTCCTGCGTCAGCGCGCGCAGCTCCGCCACCGCGGGAAAGCCCGCCTCGTCGCGGATCTGGGTCAGCCCACGCATCTCAGAGCTGATGCAAAACGCCTCAACCCCGCCCGCCGCCGCACAAAGCGCGGCGTTGTGCAGAATAAACCGCCGCAGCCCCCAGTCCTCTAGCGAACCGCTATAGCTGACAGCACCGTCCGCCACGGTGAAATCCGCCGCCGTCACTGTGCCAAAGAACTGCTGCACCTCATCCCGTGCCATAGCCGTGCCATCGGGGCTGCCGGGCTGTCCCGGTGCCCGCGACAGGGTGATCCGCCCGCGCCAGGGCAGATGCGCCTGACCGACCTCATCGCTCCAGGGATCAGGCAGGTCATTGCCCGCCATCTGATCCATCAGGATAAACGGGTAGAACATCACCCGCTTGCCCTGTTCCTGCAGTGCGCGAATGGCCTCAATCACCGAAGCATCGGTGGGGGTGCCGCCATAGATCGGCCGGTCCTCTTGCCGCGCGATCAGCTCCGCCTCGGTCCGGCTCAGCCCCGCGACGGACCAGGGCATATTTGCCCCCTCGATATGCTGGCGTTCGATCTTGGGTTTGATGGTACAATCCCCGCAGCGCAGATCATCGCCGAACCACGACACAATCAGCGAGGCCGCGCCACAGGCGGGCAGCTCCTCCCCCAATGTGGTGAGCGAGGTCACCAGATCCGTCTCCCCCGAGGGGCTGTGCGAATTGGCGGGTTTGGCCTGTCCCGGCCCATGATCGTAATGCACCGGCGTTGTCGCCAGCGCGTATTCCCCCGTTCCCGGCATCAGCGCCACGCCTTGGACCAGTTGCGCCAGATCCTGATCATAGGTGGTGGAGGTGGGTTGCTCCGCCCGCAGCACCTCAAAAGAAAACTGCGGCACCCGGTTGCCAAATCGTTCCAGTGCAAGGCTCTCCATCACCACATAAGCGGTGCCGCGATAGGCGGGCACCTCGCCCGCGCCTTCCACCGCCTCCATCACCGGGTCGGGCAGCTGATCCATGGTGCCGCGATAGACGGTCATATTCAGATCCTTCGGCGCCACCTCCTCACCATCGGCCCAGACCCGCCCGATGGAGGCCACCTCCCCGGCGCAGACCGCCACCGCTAGCGAGACATCATAGCTGTAGCTGGTCACCTTGGGCTGGCGCGCACCGCCGCCTTTGCCGCCGCCACTGGTGGTGGAGGTTTCGCGGAACTCTGACGCCCAGATCACCTGTCCGCCCACCCGCATCCGGCCATAAACCTGCGCAATTGGCTGGCCGTCACTGGCATGGGTCAGGCGAAACCGTTCCACCCGACCGGTCTCCACCGGCTCACTGCCCGCGCCCAGCAGGCGGCTGTCAATCGCGCGGCCAACCGTGGCGCCAAGCGCGCGGCCAATCGCAACCGACGACAGGCCCGCCACAGCCCCGCCAACCGAGCCGCCAAGTGCTGCCCCCGCCGCAGAAAGAAGAATGGTCGCCATCACGTCACCTCATCAGCATCAACATCAGGAAAGGAAAACCGCGCCACGATCCGCCGGTGCCACGGGTGGCTCAGGGCATTTTCAATCACCCCGTGGCCGCTATAGGCATGGATAAATCGCGGCATGGCGCCGGTTTCGGTTTGCAGCGCGATATGTTTGGCCACCGCCCCCCGGCGCATCCGAAACAGGATGACGTCACCCACGCGCGCATCGGTGAGGGGTCTGGGCGTGAGATGGCGCAGCGCGGCCTGCCATAATGCCTCCTCACCTTGAGGTTCGGACCAGTCCATCGTGTAGCCCGGCACTGCCTCAGGCTCCTGCCCGTAGATCTCGCGCCAGAGCCCCCGGATCAGGCCAAGGCAATCACACCCCGCTCCGCGTGTGGCCGCCTGATGCACATAAGGCGTACCCAGCCAGCCCCGTGCTGCCGCGACCAATTCGGTGCGGGATACCCCCGTCGCGCCACTCATCTGCGGCTGCCGCCGGTATTTGTGCCGCTCTGACGGGGCACGCTCATCACCCAATCTTCGCCGGGAATATCGGGAAAGCCCTGAAAGTTGACACCATTGTTGAACTTCAACCGGCAGGTCTTCAGCCGCTTGTCACAGCCCGCCGCCAGATGCAGCAGATCGCCGGGCCGAACCTTGCCGCGCAACGGCTCCCACAGGGTCAGCTGGCGATGGTCAACATTCGGATCCGGCGCGTTTGCGTCCTGTCCCAGCCGCCCGACCTGCTGGCGATCTTGTTTGATCCAGCCCCACAGGCCCTTGGCCGCCCCGCTCATCACCGTGAGGCGGCCAGAGGTGAACCAGTTCGGCTCAAACCCTGGCAAGCTGGCAAAGCTGAAATACTGCCCCTCGCGGATCTCCTCTGCGGCCCGTTCCAGCGCATAGCCCGGTGTGGTCATATCAAAGCGGCAGGCCCGATCGCCCAGCACCGCCGTGCAGGGTTTCTGGTAAATCCGCCCCATCGGTTGATTGAGTGCCTCGGTGAGGCCGCGCAGCTCCGCCTCAAAGGCGCCACCGGCACGGCGGATCTGGCCGAAACTGCCGCGAAACTGCAACCAGCGGACCGAGACATCAGCCCAGTTCACCAGCCAGCAGCGCACCTCCGCGCCATCAAAGCGCCCGGCCTCGATCTCCTCCTCGCGGATGGCGGCATCGCTCAGCGCGCCAAGCGCCTCGGTGTTGTCTACCGCCAGCCCGGTGGCCTGTTGCAGGCTGCGCGCGGTCAGGCCAGTGCCTGCGCGAAACAACAGACCAGCCTCGCCCTCTGCGGCACTCTCGAACCGAAGATCGCAATCATGATCGGTAAAGCCGAACTGTACCCCATCGCTGCGGGTGACCAGCCAACAGCGACACAACGTAGTCAGGCCGCCTGCTACATGAGTTTGAAACGCCTCGCTCACCCCCGCCATCAGACCCGCACCTCCACCACCGGCACATTGGGCACGTCGCCCGCCTGAAAGGACGCCACGCTGGTCTGAATGCGGTCGGTGTCAAAACGCACCGGCACATCAAATTCAAACCCTGCCTTCACCGCCAGACCGGCCTCCGGCGGATGCGCCAGCGTGATCGTCCCCAGCGTGCTGTCGAGCGTGTAATCCACCGCCTCCTGCAGGGCGTCCTGCTCAATCCCGATGCGCACGCTGCCCACCACTGGTTTCGCAATCGGGCGCTGATAGGCATAGCTTCCGGAACGATAGGTCTTGCTCAGCTGAAACACCCGCTGTTCCCCGTCGCCCATGCCAATCACCTGATCATCGAAGGCCACCTCCTGCGTGGCGCGGGCGGATTTGAAATCCGACCAATCCTTCCAGCGAAATCCATACATCTGGCCCTGCCGCGCCTCGAAAAAGGCGATCAGCGCCTCGATATCCTCCAGCCCCCGAAGGCCCAGCCCCGCATCATAGCGGCGGCGTGAGTGGGCCCAGGGGGTGTTACGTTCCTCATGCCCATTGGCGAGCGTGACCACATCGGTGCGGCGCTCCGGCCCGCCAATGGAGCCAAAGCTGAGCGACGCGGGAAATCTGACCTCGTGAAAATTCATCTGCTGCCCTCCGGTTCAGCGGTTGCGATTGCCACGCGTGAGGGCGCGGCTCAGCTGGGCGGCAATCTGGCCCTGACTGCGTTGAAACCCCTGCACATCCGGGGTCTGGATATTCATCACAACGGAGGTGCCGCCGCCGCCCTGGCTGCGTACCCCCAGCGCGCCATCGGCGCCGCGCGTCAGCGGCAGGATCGCCTCCGGGCCTGCCTCTCCCATCAGGCCGGTTGCGCCGCGCATCGGAAAACTCACCGGCCCGGTCACAACACCGCCTTTGGCAAAGGGCATCACCTTTCCTTGCGAAAACGCCGCCCCATCGGCAAAGGGGAGAATGCCGCTCATCAGTTTACCCACCCCGTCAGAGAGCAGCCCGCCCACATGGCTGGTCACGGGTTTGATGGCGGTCGAATAGGTGGTCTGGATCATCGATTGCGCCATGGTGTCCAGCGCATCGGAGAGTTTCATGCCGTCAAACACCACCCCGTCAAAGGCGCGGCGCAGCCCTTTGGACATGCCGCGCTCCAATGTCTCGGCATCCTTGCCAGTGGCGACGAAGGCCGCGCGCACCCGGCGCAGCTCCGCATCGAATGTGGCCGCCATACCTGCCGCATCGCCGAGGCTGTCGCTCAGCGCCTCGCTCTGCTGGTCCAGCGCATTCAGTCCTGTGTCACTCATCGCTTACTGCTCCTGTTTCTTTGGGTGTTGGCGCTGCGGGGTCGGGAAAGGCCTGCATCAGCTGATCCAGACCCGCCCGGCCCAGTGGCACCGCGCCCATGTCCTGTCCCAGCATCAACCGCAGTTCTGCCGGGGTGAGGCGCCAGAACTGATCTGGCGTGAGGCGCAGCCCAACCAGCCCCGCTCGTATCAGTGCCGGCCAATCAAGCCCGGCTCCTTGTCCATCTGTGGGGCGCTGCTGGGGCGTCATGGGGTCACCAGTTCCGGCAGCGCAAAACTGCGCGCCAGGAGCTGTGCAGCGACCCGCGCCGCCTGCATCGGGCCGCCGTCAATATCGACAGCGGCCAGCTCGGCAGCGCTGAGGGTGTGACCGCCGCCGCGCAACCCTGCCGCCAGCAGCGCCAGCACATCGGCCGCGGAGAAGCCGCCGCCCTCGAACCGGGTCACGAGGTCAATAAGCGACCCGGTCCGCAACTCGCACTCCAAAGCGGCAAGTGCGCCAAGGGTCAGTTTCAGCGGCAGCATCTGGCCGTTGATCCCCAGCGCCACCTCGCCTGTGTGGGGATTGGCACCAGAGCCGGTCTGCACATGGGGATCCATCCGCACCGCCTCCCTTAAATGGCCGTGAAGACTAGCGCCCCGGCACTGGCCATCGACAGCTCATAGGTCGCCTCGCCATTGTGGCTGCCGGCATATTCCAAGGCGGTCACCTGAAACGCGCCTTCGACAATGCCGAAATCGGGGATGATCACCTGAAATGCCGGGGTCAGCCCGTCAAAGAACAGCTGCCGCGCCCTCTCATCGGTGCCTTCGTCGCGAAAAATACCAGAGCCGGAGATATTGGCCGAACGCACCCCGGCGCCGGACAACAGCTCACGCCAGCCTCCCTGGCTTTCCAGACTGGTGACATCGACGCTTTCAGCGTTGAAGCTGATACGCGTGGCGCGCAGCCCCGCGATGGTTTCGAACTGACCGTCGCCGGTCATATCGACTTTGACCAATAGATCCTTGCCATTTTGGACACTCATTGTGGTGATCTCCTATGGTTGAAAAGGCAGGCAGCACGGCGCAAAAACATCAACTGTGATGCGCAATTATCTGATTTATTTGTATTACCTCTTATTTTGGACGGTCAGATATCCTCCAGCCGCGCGGCAAAACGCAGGCGGATCTGACGGCCACCGGAGGTGTTGCGGCTGGCGTTTGCGCGCTCAAACCACAGCCCCACCAGCCGCCCGCGTGACAGGGTCAGCGCTGACGCAGCCGCCGTCAGGCTATCGCAAATCAAGGCCGCGATCGCCTTGGCCCCGGCAAAGCCGGCGGTATCGGTGTGCACGTTGATCTCCACCCGGTGATGAGCGCCGGCGCCGCTGCGATCTGAGCGGTCGCGCACCTCCTCCGGGCCGAGGGTCACATAGGTCTGCGGTAGCGTGCCGGCAGGCAGCGCATCATAAACTGCGCCATTCAGCGCTGCGGTCAGATCGGGGTCGGCGCTCAGATGCTGGAACAGCGCCTCCTGCAATGGCAGGGCCAGGGCATAGGTCATGCGCTTGTCTCCTCGGTCGCAAAACAGGTCAGGAAGCGGCCATCGGGGTCGCCTTCGGCCACCGCATCGATGCGAAAAATCCGGGCGCCATCGCGCAGGCGCTGGTCGGGACGTGGCCGGGCCGGGCTGCCAGTGGGATGAGCGCGCAGGGTGATCCGATAGCGTTGTAACGAAAGACTGGTGCCGGATTGATCGGTGCTGCGCCCGGTGAGCGCGCGCATCTCGCACCAATGGTGGCCAAGCAATTGCCACGCCTCAAGAAACCCGCCCGCGCCGTCCGAGGTGCGGCGTGGATCTTCCAGCGCCAGACAGCGGTTGAGACGTGGTGTGGCGGCGGATGCGCGGCGCGCGGTGGTGCGGCGGCTCATGCGTCTGCTCCCGGCCCGAAGTTACCGCCAAAGCCACGGTCCCCAGCAGCCCCCACCCCCAAGCTCACCCGCAAGGCGCGGTAACGCTCAATCAGGCTGGTCACACCAAAGGGCATGCACCCGCCCTGCAACCGGGTATCATCGCGGAATTCATAGTAATGCGCCGCCAGCATCAGCACCGCCTGGGCGAGATCACCGGGCAGCGCCGCCCAGCTGTTGGCCATGCCGGCCCGGATCAGGATCCGCAGTTCACCCCCACTGGCAATCACCGGCAGTGGCCCACCAACCGGGCGCAGCCGGGGCTGCTGGCTGTCCGGTTCCAGCCGGTAGCGCCCGGCCTCCAGCAGCACTTCGACCCCGTCGGAGCCAACCAGCGTGACCGATTGGATCATCTGCACCGGCGCCAGCGGCAAGGCCTGCACCTGCGGATCGCGCCAGGTCGAAAGCGTCAGCAGAAAATCCCGCGCCAGCAATACCTTGCCGGTGCGTGCCTCAATCGCCGCGATGGCCGCGCGCAGGAAGCTGATCAATACCGCCTCCTGCAAACCCGCCTCATCAAACCCGGTGCCCAGACGCAGATGCGCCTTGAACGCCTCTTGCGGCAGGGCTGCCTCTGGCACCGGTGTCACTTCGCTTAACATCATCATTTCACTCCAACGGCTGTTCTTTCAGGGGCTACTCGCGCGGGGCTGCGTCTGGTGGATCGGATTGAGGCACGGATGCGCGCCGGGCTGCTGCCGTGGGACGGAAGGGGAGCAGCTGGACGACAGTGGCCGGGGCGCGCATCCGCAGACGGAACCGGAGAACCAGTCCCGCCATCGGTCCAAGCGTCAGCTCAGGCCGAATTTCAGCAGTTTGATGGCAGCAAAATCGCTGACATCGCCGCCCACACGTTTGGTGGCATAAAACAGCACATGCGGCTTGGCGCTGAAGGGATCGCGCAACACCCGCAGATCCGGGCGTTCGGCAATGGTATAGCCGGCCACGAAATCGCCAAAGGCCACGGCATAGCCGTTCACATCCGCGTCGGGCATATCCTCAGCAATGACAACGGGATAGCCCATCAGCCGCGCCGGTTCCGCTGCAGCCAGACCATCGGACCACAAGAAGCGGCCATCAGCGTCCTTCAGCTTGCGCAGCAGGCCTGCGGTTTTGGAATTCATCAGAAAGCTGGCGTTGGCGCGATACTGCGCGCCAAGCGCATAGACCAGATCAATGATCGCATCGCCATCGCCGATATCGCCCTCAACACCGGTGGTGATATAGCCGAGGTTGCCCCAGCTCCAACTGTCATTGGCCACCACCGGGTGGTAGAGGATGCCGGTTGGCTTGTCATTACCGTCCCCCATGATGAAGGCGGCGGCCTCCGCACGGGAGAATTTATCTGCGATACGTCCTGCCAGCCAGCCCTCGATATCAAAGGCACTGTCATCCAGCAGCCGCTGTGAGGCCTTGGGCAGCGCGCTGAGTTCATGCAGCGGGATGGTGATCCGGTCGATCACCGGGGTGGATGTTTCGGTCACGGCGCCGGTCTCATTGGCCCAGCCGTGCCCCACATCGCCATGGTCAATGAGCACGTCATAAGAGGTCGCCTCCACCGTCACCACGGAGGCCACAGCCCGGATTGAGGCGGTGCTGGAGAGCACCGCTTTCACGCTCTCGGCAGTCTGCGGATCCACCAGATAGCCGCCATCGCCATTGACGGTGGTGTTCATCGCCTTGGCATCCAGATCAAGACCGCGCAGGGCGGCATCATCGCCGGAACGAAGATAGGCATCCAGCGCCTTTTGATGGGGGGCCGCGCCCGCATCAGCGGCGGCAAGCGGGGGGCGATTGGCAAAGTGAGATTTGCGATCCAGCATGGTCATACGCTCTTCTGTCTGTTTCAGTTTCAGGGTAATTTTGTCTTTGAACCCATTGAAATTATGCACGAAGTCGGCAACGGCCTGCTTGACCTCCTGCGGGGCCGCATCGGGGTGGGCCGTTGGGTCGCTATGGGATTGGGTGTGGCTCATCTGTCAGTCCTTTGGGTCGGTTGGAGAAGACGGGAAACGGCGCTGTGCTCAGCCGAGGGGTGCGAGACTGGCGCCGTTGCGCAGCATCTCGATCACCTCGCGCCAGATCTGCGGTGTCTCGCCGGGATCGCTCAGATCCGGCTCCGCGGACGTCGATTTGGCGGCTGTCACGGGCTGTGCGGTGGCGGTTACCCGGGCGGTGGGCAGCATCGGGAAGGTCACCAGCGACACCTCCCAGAGGTCCAGTTCCGCCAAACAGCGACCGCCGCCTTTGCGCGCCGTGGCGCGGCGGGTACGATAGCCGATGGAGAGACCATCCAGCGCGCCGGCACCAATCAGCGCTGCCGCCTCCGCCCCCTTCTGGGTGCGGGTCAGGATACGGCCCGTGACATGCAGGCCACGGGCATCCTCGCGGACCTCATCCCAGACGCCAATCGGCTGCGCCGGGTCGTGCTGCCAGAGCATCTTCACCGCAATCCCGGCCCTGGAGAGCCGTTCCAGCGAGGCTTGATAAGCGCCGGGCTGCACCAGATCGCCGCCGTTATCAACCCGGCCAAACAGGCTGGCATAGCCGCTGATGGTGACCATATCGTCGGTCTCATCCCCGATGGTCAGATCCTCGCCGAAGCGCGCGAATTTATGTTCCAGATGCTCATCATGTCGCATCACCTTCCCCTTATATCTGATTGAATTCATGTAAATTACTGCACCACCAGAAAGGACTGGAACGCCTGTGCCAGAATGACAGCGGCTACGCCGTAGACAGTGAGCCAGAGCCGCTTTTCCATCCGTTCCATCATCATCTCCAGCCGGTCGAGCCGACGATTCATCGCCTCTCGTTGAATCTCAGCGATGCGTTCATGGGCGGAGAGCCGCAGCCCCGGAGAACATTCAAACGGCGGGATCGGGATCTCAGTCATCGCGGTCCCCTTCCTCTTGTGGCGGCAGGCCCAGAAGGCGGCGTTTCTCCGCCACGGTCAGGAAATCGGCGCTGGCAACCCGGCGCCATTGCGCCTCGCGTTCGGAGGCTAATGCAGACACCTGATCCAGATCCGGTTTCAGCGTCACCGCAGCCCCCTGATAGCGCGAGAGCCAATCCGACAGGGTCGCCGCCACGCGGGTCACAAGCGGCAAGACGGTGAGACGATAAAAGGCGCGATTGGCCTCTTGGTAATTGGCGTAGGTGGCATCGCCGGGCAGTCCCAGCAGCATCGGCGGCACCCCAAGCGCGAGCGCAATCTCGCGGGCGGCGGCGTCCTTGGTCTGGTGAAACTCCATATCCGACGGCGAGAAACCCATTGGCTTCCAATCCAACCCGCCTTCCAGCACCATCGGACGGCCCGCGTTGCGTGCACCCTGGAAATTCATTTCGATTTCATCACTTAGGCGGCGAAACTGATCCTCCGCCATCAACCCCTGACCATCGCTTCCGGTCCAGACCAATGCACCAGAGGGGCGGGCTGCATTGTCCAGAAGCGCCTTCGACCAGCGCGAGGCGGAGGTGTGGACATCCACCGCCATGGCGGCTGCCTGCATCGGGGACAACCCGTAGTGGTCATCCTGCGGATGAAAACTGCGCAGATGGCAGATCGGAGCGCAGGGCATGGTCACATCAAAGCGGTGTTTGCGACCCGACACGCTGTAATCATAGGCCACTGGCCAGCCATCGCTGCCGGGCACCACGCTCATCCGGTCGGGGCGCAGCACGTGCAATTCAACCGGGAGCGCGGAACCCGCGTCGGGGTCACAGACCGCCTCGATATAGGCATTGCCAGAGAGCAACAGATGGCCAAACAGCGCCTCCAGCAGCTCGGCCCGGCCCTGGGCGGCATTCGGCCGGGCCAGCAGCGCCAGCAACGGGTGACTGTCGTAGCGCTGTGTGCCATCCTGCAACACCAGCGGCAGCGCGGCGGCGGCCTCAATGATCATCTTGACGGCACGGTAGCCCACCGGATTGCCGGCAAACCCACTACGCGTCAATGAGCTGCTGTCGCGCGGGCTCCAACCTGTGCCACCGGTGCTGCCATGCCAAGCCACCACACGGGCGGCGGCGCTTGTCTTGGTTTCGACGGGCCGTTGCTTGCGCCGCAGGAGGTCAAAGACCATGGGCCACTCCTTTGCTTGAACTTGCGGGACCGGGCAAATCCCGCCCCCTGTTTGCTGCAATCCTTTATGACGGCCGGAATTGAATAAGATTTGAGCAAGGCGTGCGCCGGGCGCGCAACACCCGAGGCAAACCTTTGTGGTCAAACGAAAAACGCCCGCATCACTGCGGGCGTTTCGGGGCTGTCGGTGGGGGCATGGTCAGCTCACAACATGCGGGCGCGGGGCATTCGGTGGCGGTTGGCCGGGGTCAGGATCAGCTCCTTCACCGCCCAGACCAGCGCATCCAGCCGGTCAGGCGATCCCTGCCCCAGATAGCCGCGCGGAGTCATTTGGCAGAGCTGATCCTCTAGCGCGCCCAACCCCGGCAGGTGGCGCACCCGCCCCTGCTCATAGAGTGCGGAGACTGGTTCGGCCCGCGCCCCCTTGCCCCGGCTGGCGTGAAGCGCGGTGAAGGGCACCAGCGGATCAATCTGGCGCAGCAGGCTTTCGACCAGCGCGCCGCCCTGATTGACCTCCGCCACCACCCGGTCGGCACCGTAGCGGTCACGCGCATCAATGGCAGCCTGCGCCCAGCTGAGCGGGCCGACGCCCTGCACCGTGCAATCGGCCAGCACATAGGCGCACCAGTCCTGTGGCGGACCCTGCAGGGTTGCGCCCACCACCACGATGCCACAGGCGTCGGAGTGTTTGCCCGCGCTCACCGCCGGGTCCACCGCCACCACCACCCGGTCCAGTGTTGGGACCTTTGCGATCTGCGCGGCAACCAACCCCGCATTGGTCCAAAGCGCGCCCTCAACATCCTGCAACAGGATGCCGTCCAGCTCCTGCCGACCAAGGCGGGACCCCGCATAGCGGTTGCGCACCTCCTCAAGGAAAGAAGCCGCGAGATTGGCGCGGTTGGCCTCCGTTGCGGCATGGGTCTGCACGGTCGAAGGGCTGGCGAGGAGGTCGCGTAGCACGCCCACATTGCGCGGCGTTGTGGTCACGCAGACGCGCGGATCATCGCCAAGGCGCAGGGCAAATTGCAGCATATCCCAGCTGTCCTGCCCGCGTTTCCACTTCGCCAGCTCATCCGCCCAGGCGGCATCAAACTGCGGGCCGCGCAGCGCCTCCGGGTCATGGGCGGAAAACGCCTGTGCGGTCGCCCCGTTGGGCCAGATCAATCGTCGTTCGGTGGCTTTCCACGTCGGGCGCCGATCGGGGGGCGTACAGGCAAGAAGGCCGCTGTCGCCCTGTACCATGACATCACGCACCTGATCGTAGGTTTCCCCAAGGAGCGCGATGCGGCGGGCGCGACCAGCGGACAAGGGTGTTGGCCCTTCGGCCAGCGTACGCACCCATTCGGCGCCGGCACGGGTTTTTCCAGCCCCCCGCCCGCCAAGAAAGACCCAGCTGCGCCAGTCGCCCGCTGGTGGCAGCTGATGTGGCAGCGCCCAGAGATCAAAGAGATAGGGCATCGCGCAGAGGTCATGATCACTCAGCCGGTCCAGAAACATCGTCTGTGTCGAGGCTGGCGCGCAGGCGAGCCAGCCGGTCTTCGATTTCGCTGCGGGCACTCTCGATGTCGAGCCCGGCTGCGGCCTGATGCTGTTCACTTTGTTCGACAAGGGTTTTCTCCACTTTCTGGCTGTCACGGATCAGGCTTTCCAATTTGGCGATGCGCGGAGTGCTGCTGCCCTCCTCTGCATCGCAGGCTAGCCGTTCGAGCATCTGCTCCGCCTCCTGACGGAGCCGTTCAATGGAGCTGTGGAGTGAGAACAGAAGATCGGCGGTTTTTGCCAGCCGGTTTTCCGGTGTGTAACTGCTCAT